CCATCAAGGAGATACTGGGCTTCTTGATACTGCCTGGAAAATCTATCCATATTCAACTTGATTTTCATATCTCCATCGACTACGGAGAACCCTTTAAAATGATGAATTTTACTCATATCACTTACCCAGAATCTCAAAATGTGGAATCAGTGTATACGGACCGCCAACGCTGGTAATCTTAAACACGTTATCCCTGTTTTCGTTCATACACTGGTAGAATCCGTTCCGATAATCACCATCAGTTACCGTTCCACCAGTCCACTCGCCCTCCCAGAAGAATGATTCATCCGAGAATGTGATAGTATCTTCCAGAGCGTTGTTAATCTGCTGTTTCCACTCTTTAGGCGGTACATATGGAAGAATCTTACCATCCTTGTCAGCAATGGTTATATCGCCGTTCTGGACAGTATAACGGATGTGTAACTGTGCGTTGTCAGTTGCATCTGGCCCGTACTTTTTAAGGATTGCTCCCTTGTCCGTAATGAGGTCAACGCCAGATAGCACATGAGGATACCAGTACGCATCTCCTGTTGTGGCTGATTCGTAATAATTAAAAATCGTCACCGTTTTTTCGTACATGATACCCTCTCCTTAATCATTTATTTTTCAGCTTATCCACGTCAACCTTGGACGTTCGCTTCCACAATTCCGTAATCTTCTCCCATCCAAACATGGAAATAAACGCCACAATAAACCCAGCCATGATAGCTGCTAAAATCATATACCACAAGATTGCCATGTGGATATACTGCATATACGCTACAAAAGCGGCTACAGTAATTCCAATGGACAGTACAAGTACCAGTGCATCTGTCGGAATCTTAGACAGGAACCCGACATTTTTAATCACCTGTGTAATCACAGACACGCAAAACGCCAAAACACTGATTACTGCCAGAATCAGAGTTACATTTGTAAATAATGCTTCCATTACTCTAATACCTCCAAATCAACTTTTTCCATAACTGCCCTTGCTTCCAGAACAGCAATATAATCCGTCATTGCTCTTACCTGCATATTGTAAGTGCTTCTCGGACAAGTAGGAGTAAATGGGAGTTCTCCTTTGTCCCACTTTTCAAGCATATTCGCAAGTTTCTTATATCGAATAACCACCTGCATATACTCCGCTTTAAAGCGTTCCTTGTAATCTGCACTATTCATCATTTCAACGGTCTGTTTTAATTCCATCATTTCTATCACACTCCTGCATACAATACTGGTATTCCATCATCTGTCCTCACTCCCATCAGAAGCGGCAAAGCTGTCTTTAAGAGTAAGTCATTCGTTTTCTGCACATCTCCGGCGGCGGCATACACCGCGCTCCATTCCTTTGCACTTGCTCCAATCTGTTGAGGCGTTGCGTAAGAAATGGATTCACTGCCAGAGCTTATAGAGGTTACGATTCCGGCGTTTTTATCACCAGAATCTTCCTTACTGTTTACCAGCCGAACATTGCCACTTGCGTCTGATACAAGTTGAGCATTTACCTTGCTGTTTTCTGCCGATGCCCCTCTTACTAGCTGAATGTTTCCATCACCATCTGTTACTAGACCATATTCACCAGGTCTGGTTGATACAGAGGATCCGTTCATGGTGGCGTAAGAAGTTGCATTTTTCTCGGCAAGTTCCAACTGGTACATTAATTCAGCCAGTGAACAGACCGCCTTTTTGATACGCTTCCGAGAGTATTCATTTGTTGGCAGTCCGTCCACAAGCCTGTCAAACGTTATTGTATCCACAAAATTACTGGCTCTTTCTGCCAGTCGTGGGAAGTCAGTCCCTGGCACGACTGAACCGAAATATGAAGTTGTGTAAAATTCATAATCTGCATAAGCCATACCAGTTACCTCCTATATTTATGATTTTGCTGTTACGCTTGCACTTCCGGCATTCAGTGCTTTATATGTTCCATCACACTCAACCACTGTGATCTTCTGTCCGGTTGCTGCCTTAATGTCAGCTTTTCCGTCCCATGTAGTCCAGTTTCTGAGGTTCTGTCCATATCCAACAGTTACTGCACCTGCTGCAACTTTGTATTTATATACGTTGTTGGCATTTTCTTTAGCTGGATTTACAGTGATTTTTGTATCACCGCTTGCTGTTCCAGCCACGGAATTTACTGTCAAAGTGCCAAGTGCTGGTGTCTCGTCGATGGTAATTACTGCGATTGCGTCAATGTACTCCGCAAAAAGAGTAAGTCCCATTACTGCAAATGCTTCGGACACTGCTGTGTGGTAGTTGCCCTGCGTATGGAATCCGATCAGGTTTGTCTCGCCGGAAACGGTATACACAAGACCTGCTCTTGCGAAGTCAGACTCATTCGGGTCAACATAGTAAAGTACGATGTTCTCAACAGGGGTAGCGATAACCTGTCCTCTCGGGATTTCGCTGTCAGACAGTAAAAAGATTGTGTTGAATCCCATAAAATCTTTCATATACTGGAATCCGAACTGGTTCTGAATAGTAATCTCAGCCGCTCCGAGATATTCATATACGTCCAGAATATTCACAAATCCAACGACGCCAGTCACGTTTCTGTGCATTTGCTTGAATTTGTTTTCTACACGGCCTTTGGCCATTGCCAGAGCCATCTGAAATGTTGTTTCTGTGGAAGTAAGTGTGCCGGTTTTCAGATAGTCATAGAATCTGCTGGTAACATCAGTCTGAAGCTGGAAAAGGAATTCATCATCGGTCATCTGAACAGCGTTCTCATAACCGTGATCCTTGATTGCTTCGATAGATACAGCCTTTGCGTACTTCTCGATAGTCATTTCTGCATAGGGTTTTTCTTTTACAACGAATTTGCTATAAGGGATTTCCTCGCCCTCACCAACATTTCCATTCTGTAATGTACCCTCTGCATATTTTGATTTAAGAACCGCTCCGGGTGTCTTTTTGATTGGACGCATGATACCAAGGATTTCACGTAAGTGTTCCCAGTTTCTTTCGAATCTGGTAACAAAGTCAATCTCACGTGCTGTGACCTGGATATCATTTGTCATAATAAGATTAGCTTTTGCTGCCATATAAAAAATCCTTTCTACCCATAATTTTTAAGGTATTGGGTTAGCGGCTATACTCTGGTGTATAGTCGGTGTAAAAAAATCACTGGAATAACTGGATATTTTGAGCAATTGCAGCCTGTCTCTCGGACGGGTCTTTGATTGCTTCGATATCTTTCTTTGTCATGTTTCCCGGTGTCTGCTGCTGTCCAACATGAGTAGTAAACCTTGCCTGGTTCTGCTGAGCCTGCTGCTGAGATTCATCCACAAAAGCGGATGCGTCAGACTGCTTCATCTGCTCGATCAAGTCATTCAGTCCAAGGATTTTACCGTTTTTCAGCTTAAGACCTGCTTCTTTAATGTCTGCCATAACAGACTTCTTTGCAGCTTCACTGGAAAATTTAACATCATCAAGTGCTGCTTTCAGAGCATCTGAGAAATCACGGTCATAGATTTTCGCATTAAATTCTTTCTCTGCATCTGCCGCTTTCTGCTTCCAAGTCTCTAACTCGCTTTTAACATTTGCCGGGTCGATACCGTCAAAACCTTTTAAGGTCTCCTCTGCTGTTTCAGCACGTTCTTTCCAGTCATCACGTTCTCCCTCGACTTTCAACATGGTTTTCGCTACTTCTTTGGCATTTTTGTAATGCTCAGAGAGTGCTTTTTTCACATCTGCCTGTTTGTCCTCCGGGATCTCAATTCCAAATGATTTTAATGTGTCAATAAGTTTCTGCATATATATCCTCCTGGTCGTGTTTATTGACCTGCCGCCGCAGGTAAATGGATTAAGCCAGTTAGACCACTGGCAAGGTAATCGGAATGGCAGGAATCGAACCTGCGGCACATAGCTTATAAGGCTACTGCTCTACCGCTGAGCTACATTCCATTAACCCGGATTCCCGGGTTAGCAAGGTATTTATCGTGTTATGCCTGCCACTATCCGACTTTCACGGAAATGTTGATTCATTTATAAGGAGGTGTTACCAGTCAGTCAAGCCGACTAACGAATATGTCGGAAATTGCACCCGCTTTTCAACCTCCAGATTCCGCTCAAATCTGTTTCTATTAAGGACATATTCACAAAAGAAAGGAGGACATGAAATGAAGAAGAAAGCAAAAACTTCTAATCAGCAAGCCCTACAAGGTTCACCATTCCTTGCAAGATTATAGTATCACATTCTTTAAAAAAAGTTGTCCCCACATTTGCAAGAATCAAAGCATACTTCTCAGTTTTTCAACGTATCTTTTAACAAGATCACGTTCCTCCCGACATTCCGCATCCTTGGACATATCACTCAATTCCGTGGTAAGCTCATCCAGGTGTTCTCCCAGAGCGGCAAGCATCTTTCTTTTACAGTCTTCAGACTTGCCGGAACGATAGCTCTGCTTCTGTGTCATATATTCACTGTAAGTATCTCGTCCATCAGAACGGCTGTAATGCCCTCTTCCGGTTCCGTAGTCGTGACTTTCATCACCGTAAGAGCTGCCACGATCATAATCTGGGTACATCATTCTTCCATCACTGCGGCTGTATCTCCCCATGCTGCCGCGCTTTCTTCCACGTTCGCTGTAATCGTCATTGTATCCGCTACGCATCTCATCAAGGACAGTATTGTAGTACTCTACTTTCTTATCCCAGTACTGAGTGTTTTTAATGTCCTTATACATGTCAATGAGCTTGTATGTCATTTCTAGATTTCCAGTGGTCAGTCCATTATCAGCGATTTTAGACAGTTCATCTTCTATTCTTGCGCATAAGTCTTTAATATCTCTCATAACTGCACCTCCTACGCCTCTCTAGTCACGACAATATTTGCATTAGCAACAGAAACGGCCTGATCGCTTGTGTTCTCTACTGCTATATTGACACAGCATCCGCGAGGCACATCAATATAAATACCAGAGGACACATTGTTGTACTGATCCACTGCTTCCGGTGTGGAGATCATCTGTGAAGATAATACAGGTTCACCAGAGATTGCAATAGCTAAAGAGATAGCCCCGACAACGCCACCTGTTGGAATTGCGATATTACCAGAGAAATCCACGAAGAATCTAGCTTTACACTGATTGGTCAATCCTCTCAGCGTAATGATTCCGCTTCCCTCTCTGTGCTGAATGCAATTAGAGCCTTTAACTGCTGTGTTTGAAAATACTACGTTTCCATTTGCTGCTACAGTCTGAGCAGCTATACTTGTAAATTCTGCCATAATTTTACTCCTTTCATATCACAAAAGGACAGGTCTCGGCCTGCCCCTCTGTGTAATACGGCATAAGCCGACATTCGAATCAATCGAAAGATACTCTCGATATGAAGTTATCAGCAATTACATCCAGTGTTGCATCCACATCCGTAATATGTGTTCGGATTAGGAACCTGATATGCCGGAATCGGTGCCGGATTAATCGCATTAATAAGCTGCTGTGTCTGTGAAGCCATTGCAGTTGTGAGAAGTGCGGACTGGCGATCCTGAGATGCAGCGCGTCTGAGGTCATTGTTTTCAGCCTGCAAGTTAGAAATCTTCTCATTGCAAAGATAATCAAGAATGGCTCTTGTTCCTGCGTTCTGACTGTCAATAATGTCTCTTGTGTTGCTGTTCATGGTATTCTGGATCGCACAAGCGTTGGTAGCCATATCATATCTGATCTGAGCCTGTCCCTCTCTGTTGTCACAGCAGCACTGAGCTAACTGAGACTGCAATGCGTTTGTATTCTGCATATTTGCTACTGTGTCAGCGTTGATCGCCTGCTGGATGCCGAAGCCGGTCTGCATGATGTTTGTGTTGATTCCATTGAATCCGGTAAGCATACCGTTATTCATTGCATAGAAGCCATCACAGAGACCGTTGTTGATTCCGTCAAGCTTGCTGATTACTGCGGAATTATCAAATCCTCTCTGAATATCTGCCTGAGTAGCTGCTGTAGCTACATATCCTCCGCCGTTTCCATTATTGCCCCATCCGTTGTTTCCCCATCCGAAGAAAGCAAAAATGAATAAAACAATAATCCACCAGCTGCCATCTCCACCAAACATGCCGTCATTATTTCTGCCGTTTCCAGTAGCAGCGGCAATATCTGCTAAGCTATAATTTCCATCCATAGTTATAATCTCCTTTTTGTATATTTACATCAATCTGGCCAGATTGTAATGTACTATTTCATTCCTTTCAACATGTGTTGAAACTGCCCTGCCATCTGCTGAACCTGGTTAAGTTGCTGTTGAGAAATCTTTCCAGACTGTAACATTTTCTCGACTTCAGCTTTCGGGTCTCCCTTGAAATTCTGTTTAAACTGCATGAATTGTTGTATCATCTGCATTGGTCCGTTTCCCTGCGGCATCCCGCCGCCAAGGGCGTTAAATAATGGATTACTCATCTGCATTTCCTCCCTTGATTGCTGACTCCTGCACGGTATTAGCCCTAACAGGTTCAGGAAATGAATTTAATCGACTTGCTATAGCGTCACATTTGGCTTTTAAATCATCGTATTCCTGTCTGGTGACATATTTATTATCCATGTTCTGAGCAGGCTGTTTATGTGGCATCTGAGTGCCTACCTCGTGATACTCAAACGTCCGTAATGGCTGCGGCATACCAGAAACGTCTGTAGATTTTATGTAGAACTTTTCGCTCTCACTGTCCATCAGCAAAACACTTGTCCCGGGTGCTACCAGATAGGATTTTGCACCGACTTCACCTGATACCCACAGGATACCGCTATTATTCTGCTGGGGTTGCTGTACTGGTTGAGCTGGCATCTGGACAGGCTGTTGTTGAAATTGATTCATCTGTCCCGGAACGCCAAAGCTATATTGATAAGGATTGTTATATAATGTCATCTTATACACCGCCTTTCTGATTATATTTTTGCATAAAAAAAGAACCGGAAACAGGTCGTTTCTGGCTCTAATTAGTGTCCAAAAAGTATCAACACACTTTGATTATTTTATTATTCACCCTCCGGCTTAATCGTTTTGCCGTAGATATACTCACATTCATCTGTTCAGCGCAGTATTCAAGCGTGTATTCCTTGCATCTCAGCCGGAACAGTCTTTCTTCGTCCGGCGTAAAATTACACTCTATCAAGAACCTGTCTATATCTTTCTTAGTGAACACATATAATTTCATGAGCATACCTCTTATTAATGCAATTAACGCTGATTCTGTGCAAGATAATTTGTAAGCTTCTGTTTTGTTTTTTTTAATTCTTCAACGTTATTCCCACTGATCTGACTGTCGAGCATGGTTGACAACACTTCAAGAATTAATGAATCTCGTTCTGCGATTCTCCGAAGACTTTCATAATCTCGTCTATCATGTTCTTCCAGCGTCTCTACTCGCTTGTTGAGCCGAAATGCCGGAGCAATCCACTTAAAGATTACGGCCACCGCCCCTCCGACAATGGACACCCCTCCGCAGAAAGAGAGAAAAATCTGTACAAATTCTGATATGCTCATTTATTCTCCTTTTCCCAGTAATATACCGGGATCTCATTACCGCTGTTCCATGTATCATAATATTTACCGTTCTGTGCTGCCACCACATGGCCGTCTATGCAGAGAATGTACGTGCCGGTCGGATGATCTGCACAGAAGTCATTTACTGTATAGATATACCGCTCCGACTGCTCCACTAGCTTTCTATGGAATCCTTGCTTTGCCAGGTATGAACCCCATACGTAGTTTGCGCTTGGCATATCTGATAGTGAGCAAGCATATACCATTAATCCTGTAAATACCGTCTCCCAGTCAAGCTCTAACGCCTTGCATATCGCCCGGACAGCACAATCTCCGACTCGATTCCCAGCAGGATTCGGATTGTAATATTCCCATCTATCCATCAGTCAATCCCCTTTGCTGTTCTATATCTCTTCGCCGCTCCTCTAGCTTTTGCGGCGTTCTGGCGATTCCATTTCGCTATTACGAGCCGGTCTTGCAGTTCCCTCAGGTCGTTCTGCTTGCAGTAATCTTTGTATGCAGCATTTTGTTTCTGCAAAAGATAAGACTTCTGGTCAAGGTCTTGTTGGAGGGCGAATCTTGTCTGTTCGTCCTTACAGTTATCAACCGCCGCTTGCATTCCAAGGACTTCACGCTTTGTTTTTCGGATTCTCCGCTCATAAGTACGTTGCCTCTGTTCTTTTTCGTACTGTTTACCTTTGTCGGCTTTGTCCTGTGCTGATAGTTCTGTATAGGGATTAAATTCCCCGTCACTGGCTCCAAAGCTATGCCGACAGTTGACGCCTGACAGTCCACTTGCTGTTCCATATCCAGTCAATGAGAAAGGTGGAAACTTTTTACTCTTGCCAGAACGAGAGTATATCTTGCCTTGCCACCATGAGTGATTTCCGGGATTCTGACCGCCATCACCCGTTCTGGCTCCCATGTGAGCGCTGACCAGAACTAAATCCCAGTCCATTTCTTCCATGCGCTTGAGGGATATATCTCCTGTAGCCTGTGCCACACCAGTTCTAACAGAACGCGCAACCGCTGTTTCAATGTTATCTTTTCTGCCAGATGGATATGTGACAGTAATACCATCTGATACAACATTATTAACTGCTTCTTTAATGGCTTGCGCATATCCAACCGCCCCAGTAATCACATGATTATAGGCAAGGTCGCACTGCTCGATATATAGCCTCTGAGCGGCACTTGCGGTTGTTCTGGTGAAGTTCTTCCACTCGCCCATAGTTGCAAGCATATTCCGTTCCATGAGCCTTATCATAGCCGGGGATTGTTCAAGCGGTACAGGGCTTAATCCTGCCGCCTTGTATACCTTATCGTCATAGTTCATTGCAGTGATTCCGGCATCTTCAAACGCTTCAAGAAGCTCCCGTTGCTCGCGCTTGGTATATCTGGATAGTTCTGCTAGAATGTCCTCTAACAGTTCGCCAGATTCCTGTAGCGTTCTGATTCTCCATGCGTCGGTATTAGTCAAAATATAATCCTCACCTCTTCCGATTCTTGCCATCATTCTCGACACGATCTCAGAGATGATGTACTGGTGCAATTCTTCAGCAATCTGCTCACTGCCCTCTGTTATCCGGCGTAAATATTCTGGGCTTAACATAACTACTCATCTCCAAATAATTTCGGCTCATCTGGCTGGGCTTCTTCGACCATTGCTTTCGCTTCTTCCTCAGTCATTCCTTCAAACTTCACGAAATACAGCCATGCCGGGATCTTACCAGTGGTCACATACTGCCACCACCTTGCACGGTCGTTTTCACGTACATACAAAATGTCTCCGAAATCATAATTAACTTCATAAGCTCCGACAGGTGCAAGTCCATACAAGTCGGCGTAAACGTTCAGTGCGTAGATAACTTCGTCCAAACAGGATTCCAGTTTGTCACGAACGTCCTTAATGAACTGCACCGTCCTCTGCTGTTCCGCTTCTACTCCTGTGGCTGTCTGAATGCCGCTAGATTCGTTAAAAACAAAGTACCCGTTGGAGAATCCAATCTTGTACCCTAACTGGCTTAAGAGGGCATTTATCCCGCTTATACGGGTATCAGTGTTTAGAATCGGGTTGATTTCTTGGTAAAACTCTTTTTCGTCCTGCCCGAATACATTTTTCACATAATCCGGCAAGCTCATTTCTGAGCATCTGTATTCCATTGCCTGTGGTGTCATAGCGGAGACAGGTGAACCGCTCGGCATGAGTAGTCTATCATCTGCCAGAATGGTTCTCTTAGAATCAAGAATTTCTTTTGCATTTCTACTGTATGCAATGTCGAGATCTTTTAGCTCCTCAATGGCTTCGGCAAATATTGGCAACCCCAATGGTGCGTTAATATCCACATTGTTAGCCTGTGGTGTCCGCAGTACTCCGTACAGAGGCCCGTCCAACTTCTCCCCGTTTGCTTTAAGAATCGGCGGAGTGTCTGCCATTAGGTCAGCCCACTTGGTCTGTTTGAGGTCGATTCTATCTCCGATGCTCTGAGGAGATTTTGATACGTAAGCTCTATTAGAAACGTAGTACGGATAGGTTGTCACTCCGTCCACGGTGGTCTCGACAAATCTATGATATTCGAGCCTTGTGTAGTATTTCCGTCCAACAGTGTAAGAGTCCTTGAATATAATCCCTTTAATCTCCTGATTGTCGTAATCCACAATCATCACATCTGCCGGAGTGAATACGTCAAGGCTCTCACCGTTTGGCTTAATAAACACTGTTCCGTAAGCACATCCATATTCCACCCAGTGCCGGATCTGGAAATATACCTTGTCAATCTGCTTCTGTAGCCATGTAGCCCTTGCGGAACCGTCTATCTGAATGCCGATCGCCAGTGTTGCGAGCCGAGCTGTCTCTGAACAGACAGATTTAGCAAAATTAATCGTCTTGATGTTATTCTTGTCATCTATCCATTCCGGTACTCCCCTGTAAATGTTCGCGCACCGGTTAATCAGCGCTTCCATCTCTGGGAATTCTGCTGCCTGGATATTAAAGTCCTCTTCGGCTTGCTTTTTAAAAATCATGTTAAACCACCTTTTCAGTGTTGTTATAAGTCCCATTTAATCTACCTTTTAAAATCCATCCATCTTACAGAAGTATCTCGCACAATAATGTCTTCATATTCTACAACTTTTAAGATTTCGTTAATGTCAGATGATCCATATATTTTTAAACCGACGCTTAAGAATTTATTTATTTTATCTGAAAAGTACCTATCTAACATTTTATGCACTGTGCCCCCTTCTCATCGACAATGGACTGGTTGCGTATCTGAGAGAATCTATCCAGTGATCGTTGCCATCTGGATAATCTGCAATCACTTCTCCATTGCTATCTACTTCATGCTCATAATTGATAATTTCCTTGTATGCTCTAGGCGTTCGTGCCGGATCAATGACTAATGTTCGGCACTGTAACCACTCAAAAGTATATTTGCGGCTTCCCGGTGTAACAATGGCCCTACGTGCTGGAAGCCCTGCATCTCGGAAGTCAATAATGCTTTCTTCTTCATCAACTCCGCAAGATATTGAATAATCATCATATCCTTTTTTCTTTATCTGGTTAGCCATTTCCTTGTTTCTTATCTTGGAGCCTCCAAGTTCGTCTAATAAAAAAACTTTTTCCTGATTAGGAACATAAGCTACACGGAGAAATGCTTTAGGATCTGGATACCACCCCCAGTCCTGTCCCTGGTAGATACTTTGAAAGCTCTGAATCTCTTCATCTGTAATTTTTCGAATTTCTAACAGTTCGAAAATATTTGTTCCAAGTCCAACAGGAAGACCGAGATATTCATGGTCGTAAGCTCTCTGATTTGTTTTCTTCAGATGCTCTGCATCATCAATAAATTGCTGACCAAGCCATTCAACAGGAACTGATCTATAATCACTCTTGTGTCTGTAGCTGTCAACTCTCGGTTCCTCCACATACACGTTCGCCCAGTTGCTCCGGCTGATCGGTGGATTAAATGTCTTAAATACTTCAAATTTGCTTCCACCACGAAGTACAGACTGTTGAACTGTACGGATTTCTTCAATTCCGGCAAACTCATCAAGCTCCTCAAACCAAAGGTACTTGAAATATCCTTTTTTTACTTTTATGGACTTTGTTTTCTTAGCTTTATCCAGTCCTCTGAATATGATCTTTTGTCCTGTTGGCTTATACACATATTGCATAGGACTTAAACTGTCAGCCCATAAATCACTTGCTCCAAGCGCATCAATTCCCCATGCGATCTGTTCATACACAGATTCTCTGAGCGTATTACCGACTTTCCGAAAGATTACAGCATTTGACATTAAGCCATTCTCTGCATCCTGCATCATCTGAAACGGAATCATGCCGCCTACAAAAGATGATTTTGTGGATCCACGTCCACCGTACAGATCATAGTAAGTGTGTTTACCATCTAAAATATCCCAAAACACATTGTAAAATGCTGGTGCCACAATCTCATTCAGTTTGATAGCGTTACTTTCCATCCTGTTTCTCCGGTCTTGGAATATTGTTCACAATCGTAATCTTTCCGTCTCCGAAATCATCATTTTTCTTGTCAGCGTCCCAACCCTTGAAGTTGTTTCTAAGACTAAACTGAGCACCATTGGAACCATCACGATCAAACAGTCGTTCTTCTGCATACTGTTCTACTCTTGCTTTCGCGCGCGTAATCGTGTCAACAAACTCTGGTTTTGCTTGATAGTTTAAAAGAGCCTGTCTGCTTGTAAATCCAAGGGCCAGAGCAAGTCCTGTAACGGTCGGAGGGTGAACGTCTACAAAAACGGGAGACCCGAATTTATTAAACATTTGTTTGCCTTTGCTATCAGTTAAAGGATATCCTTTACAATACTCAAAATATTTTTCGATTTTTTTTTCAATTTCATCCACCGTTTTATACATGGGTGGTTTTCCCATTGGCATTCCCACGTTCTCACCTCCAAACAAAAAACTGCCACATATGGCATATAGTCATAGATATATACTATATTACCATACATGGCAGAAAAATTTGTCCCCACATTTTAATATTAATTGTAGTATTATATTTCTCTTAGTTTTCTTAGAGTATCATAAAACATAGCCATTGCCTTGCGCTTGTATGCGTAGAAATCGTCTCGCTTTGCCGGTATGTATTTCGTTTTCATGATACGGTCATAGGATTTGTTTGTTACAATAGATTCATACACCAAAAGTTCAATCCCCGGCGGGCAAGAGCTTATGCAGCAGTGCAAAATATCGTGTCTCTGCTCTGGTGTAGCTTTCTGGCATATATCCTTTAAACGGTTAACGTCCTCCGGATATACACCAAAATCAACAAGTGACTTTTGCCTGGTTCGCATATCATCACCGCCTTTTTATTGCTATTTACGCTTGCCGATAAAATGTGCAATCAAGTAAATAGTGCCAAATGATCCGAATATTATTCCGAATGTAAATGCTATTAAACTATCAATCATTCTTTTTTATTTCCTCTCTTACCATCTTCAACTTAAACTCTGAAACATTTGGATACGAGATCTCAAACTCTTCTTTTCCATCCATTTGATTCATGAACCATTCAAATACAGAGGCGATTGCCATATCGGTTACGTCTTTTTTTTCACCTACCCATAAACCTTTTTCTTCGTTTACATTTCCATAGTAGATGGTATTTGTAATAGGGCTAACACCCATTGTTTTGATAGTTTTACTTGCCATTCTTCATCTCCTCCAACTTCTTCTCTATCGGATTAATAATCTCTTCCAATACCTGTTGCTCATAATTTTCTTTCCAGATTTTTTCTCTTTTCCAAAATTGGATTTTCATAATCTCATTTATTAAATTAATACACGCTATTGCTTCTAGCATTCCCCAACATCCATCACAGGCTCTTTCATTACACCAGTTTACAAATTCTTTAAATTTCATTCTTCATCTCCTCCAGTTTTTTCTCAGCCTCTTCACGGGTGAGGAATACTGTTTTACCGATTTTATTTATGTCCGACAACTTAAATACACACTTGTCGATTGCACATGGCGTCTTATTTGGAACGCCTAAGATGTAATATACTTCTGTTCCAACCTTACACGGTAATCTCACAAGCAAGCTCCGTGCTTCTAAATCCTCGTAGTCGGCAAGTTTTTTTATTGCTTTAAAATTATCTTCATCCCAATAAACAGGTATATACTCTCCATTATCCTGTTTTACCATTATAAGTTTATCGTTTTCTATTTGCGTTAATCTCTCCATCTACTTCACCTCTTCCATCTGACTTTCTACAGTATCTGCAAGTAACTTCAAGGACTCAATAAATGAGTCCGTCAATGCTGTTCTGTCTGGGTATTTAGCGAATGTTCTGACAAGGTTTACTGCATCCTTGATTCTTTCTTCATCTTCGATGATTTCGGACGCTTCATACAATGTCTTTTCAACATCGCTGTAAGTAACGTTCTTATCGTCATAAAAATTCAATATGTTTGGAAATGGAATTTCGATATGGTTTAAATGGTTTTCTCTCGCCCATGTGAATCCTTGAAGCTTTGCCGTTTTCAGAACACTCAAATATTCTTCCTGTGTCTTTACAAACACGCTTTTTCCTGTTAAATTAATCATCAGAATCCCCTCCTCCTGTAATCTTATCAATGCAGTTATTCCAACCAGCGGCAAATAAGTTTTTCTGCACTTCATAATTGCTCACGGGTGCAGTTGTACTTTTCTTCTCCGGCAGTGGCTTCAATGGACACCAATCAGGTCTTGATTTGCTTTCGCAATCATAATGTTCTTCTGTCATCAGAATTGCATCATAATCTAAACAGTCAGCTAATTCACAGCATCCCTCATATTCAAGATTTCCACAATATTCAGTTCCGAACGGGCAGCCATAACAATTTTCTGGCGTGTCAATCACTAATACTGATTTACTCATCTGATTCCTCCTGTAATAATTCTGGGTTGTCAAATCGGTTTCCGATAGCGTCAACTCGATTTCCGTTCTGAACGTATTTCCACAAATCATCATTTATAGATCTACTTCCATTTCTTCCCATGCCAATAGCAAAAGTCGATCTAAAACCTTGATAGAATACTTTCCCAAATCTTTTCTTCGTATCCTTATTCGGAAACGGGCAATCATCATTGTCTCTTTGGTATGAAATAATATCACCCTCCCAAATTCTCTTCCCGTTCTTGCCGCAAAGCCCCGTGAACTGACAGAGGGTTTCTGGACGAACCTCGTACGCAAACGGGCTGCCTGTCTTATTGCTGATGTACCATTTATCACCTATATTCACCAAAAGTCCATTGACCCAATTTCCGCTTATTGTCTTTGCCTTGAAAAGAATTTCTCTCATTCCGTTCCACCATCCTTTACGATCTCGATTGCATCTTTCAGCATTATAATTTCATATGCTTTTAACCACCCTACTGGTCTTGCCAGCGAGCTTCTATTTATCATCTGCTCTACAGCCTTGTCCACATCAAAAGCTGTTGGCTGATTGTCAATTACTTTAGCAAGTTCACTTAGTGACACACATTTGAAATTATCTTCAAATCCACCTGTGCACTTGCAGTTTTTCTTTAATAAGTCTGCATCTATTAAGCGCATTTTTTTATTCCTCCCACACTCCAAATAACTTCATCCTCTCATACAGTACAGCGACGGTCTTGCGTCTGTATCCGTAGAAATCTTTCGGGTTCATCGGGATATATCTTTCTCTGCTGATTTTCCTGTAACTTTTCCGGTGTAGAATATTTTCGATAACCATATCCGCTATCACCGTGTTTTTCGGGCAAGCTGACAAGGCAGCACTGGAAAGCAGGTATCCGTACTCTGCCGGAAAGTCTTTCAGCATCGTATTCAGTTTTTTAATATCCTCTGCCGGAATACCGTAGTCTTTCAGCTTTTTATTCCTTGTCAGCATACCGTTCTCCTTTCTAATCGTCTGGGTGGTGCTTATCGTACATGATAGCTACACATACAAGGCCAGTCACTCCAACTATGGCTCCAAGGGTGAATCCTAATAAGAATGTAATCATACTCTATCCTCCTTATATGGTTCTGGAAGTGGCATCCAGGCGATAACTTTGTACATCTTCGTTCCACCGTGCCCGTCTGAATATTTATCCCATTCAAGATACCCATATTTCCTTTCATTCCAGTATCCGGCATCACCAAATTTTAAATAGTTTGCAATTCCAAAAAGTGTTTCGGGTGTTCCATAGACTTTTTCAAGAGTTACAAGGCACTCTTTTTCATCTTCCGGCAATCTCTCACTGACCGGAATCCAACCATTTTCTTTCTCGTCCTGTTCCAGATCGTCCTTAAGTTGCTCTATCATTTCCAGAGCATCGCTTGCCAAAATCATCTGGTGGTCATCCGCAAGTTTCTTCGCGAAATCATGATAATCTGATAATCTCTCTTTGATATGGCTCATGCTTCCACCTCTTCATAAGTTTATCTGAATATATCTGGTTTACACGGATAAAACTCACCGTGAACACCGCGGATGATATAATCACCAATGTTTGCAAGATGTTCGCCCTCAAGCGTCTTAATAACCAATCCACCCGGAACCTTCCATTTGTCGATACAAAAGTTGTCAGATACAATCGGGAAATCAGATGTCATATACTCCTCTGGACAATTGCCATTTGTCAGAAAATCGAACATTTCTCGCTTATTTGTGCCAGTCCACTGTACTGCATCAATTACAACTGGTTTCTTTCTGTACTTCATGCTTCCACGCTCCCATCTTCTGGCATCTGAAACAGGATTGATTTTCTTATCTCATTTCCATAGCCTTTTAATACAGCAATTCCATGCGCCACGCTTTCTTTTGTATCGTAGCTTCCTGTGTATGCTGATCCTGCTAGCCCATTGCCAACAATTTCACCAGATTTGTATTCCATGTAAGCTTCCTGAATCATATCCAGTACTTTCATGGCTTTTGCTTTATCCGAATATTCTCCTAGCAGATAGCTACATCCGGTTATGTATGATGTTATAATTGTTTTTATAGGTCCTTCCGCAATTTCAATTCCTGCCAAAGTATTAAAATTAATCAATATTTCGCTGTTCTGGCTTCTGATTAACATTTTGTGTCCTCCTTATCTTTCTCACAGAATCCTCTATGTTCATGCACTGAACACTCAATTACAGCACTACTGTATTTCATGTATGTGAGTTTTTCTCCTGTCAATTCGCATTTGTGTTTTCTTGTATTCAGATACTTATAGGTTCCATCACAGTAGCTCATTCTGTATTCTCCTTATTCGATAAAATTTGTTCCGCACTGACAATGATAACTAATGTGTCCGTTATACTTGCTCACTTTCGCAATTACCTTTCTACCGCATGAAAAACATGTTACCTCTTTCGTCAGTGGCTTCTCGTATTCTTCCACTTCTTTATCTTGAATAAATCTCTGACCGCACCAGTGGCACTGCTTAGTGCTGTACGGAATCTCTCCGCAAATAGGACATTCTGGAATCATTCCGTAACCATCATATACGATAGAAAGTTTGATTGGTTCTCTCTTTGAATAGATATTCCAGAGTTCTTTCCTGCGGTTCTCTTCGTCCTGCGCCTTTAACGCTTTGTACTTTCTTTCCTCTTCTTTGTCCCAGTAAATGACACAGGCTTTATCTTCTGGTGAAATGTCTTTGGTGTACGGCTGTGTCGTGCAATGATAGCCTGTTTCACCTTTTCTTTTTCTTGACTGGCATCTCACACAGCCACCGCATTTTTTATCCAACAATTCTTCTGGATAAACGCTTGTGCTGGAACGTCTTTCTCTTACTGGCATTCCGTCACTGAATTTAATTTCACTCATTATTTACCCTCCTTTTTCAACATCGGAAACAACCATCCTGTCTTTTCGTTTGATGCAATCCAATCAAAATTTAACTCTGATAATTGATACTCTTTATTGCATCTTTCACAGGTGAATCCGTTCGCTTTACTGTATTGCCCTATAATTCCACCGCATCCGCATCTACAGTGTTTATAATCCATTTGCATCCTCACTTTCCACATGTAAGCAACTGACACGCTATTGTGCAGTTGGTACATGATTAATCGGTCTCTACCTTTGAATAACTTAACCTATACGCCCTCTGCTCTGTCGGATTCTCGCTAACAAGCAATCCGTTATCTAAAAGCAAATTAAAGTGTTTTCTAGCAGTAGCCATTGAAATGTCTAATCCATCTGCAATATTTCTTGTAGACGGCATATAATGGTGTTTGCGGTAATATTTCAAGATAAAGTGATACACCGCTTTATACATCTCCTGTCCCTCTTTGTGTTTGCACTCTGTATTGTATTTTCCCATCAATAACACCTCGCTTAATCGTTAATGCGGAATCTCAAATCAAGATTCAGCTCCTCTTTGATTGATCTTCTATAATCCTCCCAGGTTGCCATATCATCCATCAGATAATCAGCCCCCCCTGTCCATGCCGTCCATGAATTTCTGGCAGCATTTCTGTCCAAATCCGAAAACATCATGCAAAACGGCAATTCCAAGGATTGTAAATGTATCAAGTGTCATTTCTTTGATCTTCTGTGTAGCTTTATCCAGGTCTTTACTGGCTAAAGAGGTATGCACTCCTGTAATACCTCGAAATTTTATTTCCCTCTCGAGCGCTTCTATGCCGCCATCTCTAACAATTCTGAGTGCCAGGTCAAGACCGTCCTCTCTCCCTCGCTCATACTCCTTCATTTTGTTCATTGGTTTTCTCCTTGTTCAGATTTTTAGCTTTCTTATGCATCTTATCCAGATAATCCGCATAGGCTGTAAGCATATGATCCACAAAGCCGTTTTTATTATATTTGTTTGATACAATGTGGATCTGCTCAACTACCTGCTGCCAGTATTCGTCCCTTTCTTCTATTCCGGCAGTCTGGAGAACCAGTGCCGGAAAATCAATCTGTAAAAACTTTATGGTGTTCGGTATCTGCTCATGCGTCACTCTCATACTTATACACCTTCTTCTACCTCAAAACTCTGTTCAAGAAGTCGCTCGTTATCCTTGCTAAACGCCTTTATATAGCTCTGTTTTATCGGTCTGATAAAATGTATACCTTTAGCGGATTTAGCCCGGGAAACAGCCACATAGAACTGTCCAGGATCCCAACAGCAAGGATCAATATTAATCTTTTCAAATGTCTGTCCCTGTGATTTATGAATACTGATTGCCCAGGCAAGTTTTACCGGGAACTGAGAGAATGATCCAACTTTCTTACGGACAATCTTCTCTTTCACGATCTTCTGACCATCCTTTTCTTGTTCAGATTCCTCAATAACCTGTTTCTCAATGTCTTTACTGTATCTGTACAAGTTAACTGTTTTACCCTTATCAGTCTTGATAACCAGATAAGATTCTTCAAATTCTCCATTGTCCACAATTTTCTGAATAATACCAATCGTTCCGTTGACGTAATTCCCGGACAAATCATTTACGGTAATCATAACTTTTGCACCAACATTAAGTATTAAATCCTCTCTGGCAAATGCAATATTCTTAATATCGGCAGATGTCAAATCTCCGTCAACTGCTGCATGAAACACTTTTTCGGTCTTTTTATCCAACTTACCAAGGAAAGTATTGTTAATTCTGTCAGCTTCAGCATTAGTGCCAACCAAGAACGGTGCTTCCGGTATAACCTTGTCCGATTCGTTATTCTCCAGATATGCAATGGATTTTCTAATATTGTTGCCATATTTAATATCATTCAGCACATACTTAAATCCCTCATCGTTCTGCCTGCATACCTCGTCAAGTTTGATATATTCAAACCCCATTTCTTTCCAATATTCAGACATGAAAGCATATCCATGTTCATACTTTCCGCCCTTTCCGTAATCAGATCCATACATCCGACAGAGAATTTTTCGATCGTCTGTCGTAATAACTGGCGGAAGCTGGTAAAAATCACCGATTACGATCAGCTGAATGTCTTCTTTGTCCTCTCCACTTAAAAGCCTGTCAACCGCTCTCTCTTCATTTTCTGTAATGATCGTCTTCGCAATCATATTAAACAGGTCGAACCGGCACATGCTGATTTCATCAATGATAAGAATATCCGCTTCCTTCAGCAGTTCAGATCTGGATTTCACTTTTTTCTTATAGTCCTCAAACTTAATCGAGATATTTAACGCACGATGCACGGTGGTCGCTCCATACCCGATATTATCCGCTGCAATTCCAGTAGTGGCGGATACCAGAACATTTTTACCAGCTTTTTCCGCCTCATCGATGAATGTCTGAATAACTGTTGTCTTACCTGTTCCTGCATCACCTGTCAGAAAAACATTACTACCAGATAACATTGTATCCAATGCGTACCGCTGTTTTTTATTAAGCTTCTCTTTTTCCATTTTTGTAACCACTCCTTATACCTTAGTAACCAATTGTAACAATCTGAATTTTCATGCAATTTAATTTTATTTTTTAATTTGTGTAATCATTTTATTTTTGTAACCAATGTGTAACCAACTTTTCAACCACCTTGGTTACACCGCAAACCCTTATTTTATGCGGGTTTCAGAGTTGTGTAACCGTGTAACCAATGTAACCAAGGTTTTCCTATAGGAGATTGCAATGTATATATGATTTTTTTATATATTTTTTTATTCCCTATACACATGCTTTTCCGCGGGTTACATGGTTACATGGTTACAAATCACGAAAACGGAACACTTGTTCCAGTGTTGGCAGGTATAAAATCAGCTTCAACATGCTCATTTTCTTGTTCGTCTTCAAGATCTTTTATGTCAATAATCTTTACAGCAACAAGTCTCATTACGCTTCCTCCATCTCTTTTTATTACCGTATCCCTTTTTCCCGTATGCTTAATTAATTCTCGATTAATCGCCCAGGCTGAAAAAGCTTTTCTGGAAAACCCATTGTTTTTCAGAAGATTTTCAAGAGGTTTTGGATAAAAATACACATATATATCTCCATACTCATCTGGTGTCTCTTTAAACCCCCACTGATCACAGCTGAATTGCGCATCAAAGTGCTGTCCGTATACTGAAAGGCTTTCAATGATAAATTCATAGCATCGTTGACCCTCTGATACATCTTTCTTGCGTGTAGGTATGTCCACAACATCCTCGACTGTCAGCTCACGCCCATCCTTAAATATGAAATCTGTAGCTAATTTATCCGCCAATAGAAGAGTAGATATAGCCATTACCTGTTTTGCTGGAAAATTATATCCATCAAAGCCCTTTTCAATCTCAGATTTCATTTCTTTCAGCTCATCTGGTGCAAATTTTTTTAGATTTCCAACAAATACTCTTCCAGCAAAGCCATAATTTTTCATTACAGTGCTATTAATTTCTGCTGGATTCTCATAAATATCTTCACAGCACTCAATTTCAATAATTCTGTTGATTGCTCCACCGGAATCCGCAAATTCTGAAATAGGATTCTCGCCGTTGCAAATGGTTACATTACTCCATGTATTCTCCTTAGCTGCTCCGAGGTCCTTATTTGATCTTCCTTTCCCTTTACCAGAACAGAGATTGTAAATCAATGTTTCGTAGTTGTCCCGAATATATTGAGAAGCGTTCTTAGAGTCATCGAGGATCATCGGAAAGTTATTAAGCATGTCTGCCCTTGTCTCCAATGACGTATCTGTTGACCGGAAATTCCCAACGTAGGATCCTGGCGACGGGTTTCCCCAGATAGATGCAGCTATGTTGATCGTTACTGTCTTGCCGCCGCCTGTCTGTCCGTAGAAATCCACAATGAATGGCAGTGCGTCAAGTGGTTGCACAAGCACACTTGCAAAAGATGCTGCCAGTGCTATTCGTGGTTCTAATCGTCCGCACGACCGTAACTGTTTGGCCAGAGTCACCCACTTGAAGTAGTCTCCACTTTCCTGTATACTCTGGAATAGTGTTTTAAAGCGGTATTCGCCGTCAAAGACGATTGAAAGGTCGTAAGGTACAAATACATTGCCATGCCACCCTAACTTGCTCGTAGAGTGCTGTATGTCAATTATATCGGCATTGTACATTTCAACGTCCGCCAGATACTTCACAAGAAGCCTTGCATTCTCGGAGTTGACCTGCACACCGAACCTTGCAAGATTAGTTATCGCCCTGGAAGTCACAATGTCGATTTTTGGAACAGTTATTTCTGTCCAGTATCCATCTCTTTTAAAAGCCACTGTGATCTGTTCTTCGCCTGTCTCAATATTTTTCAGTCGACGTATCGGCATGATTGGATGGTGGCATACAAGTTCTCTCGCCTTGGATGTTTCAGAAGAAAATATTCCGTTTTCTGTAGCTATCCAGCTACCACAAGCCATGTTAGGATATTCTTTTCCGATATCATCCTCATAAAAGTTTGTGATATTTTCAACTAATTGCATGGAACGATTTACTTTTTCTTCTTTTTCCTTGTCCTGTTCTGCTTTCTGGAATTCTTTTATGAATTCCTCGGCTATGCTTTTTACTCTTACACTCTTCGCCCTGTCCATTAACTTAAATTTAGCTTCTGAACGGTCGATTTTACTTTTTATTGAAAAAAGTTCTTCATACAGTTGCTTCTGCATAAAATCATTCGCTTGCAAATTTTCAATATTTTCAAGAATGCTTCTCACCTCCTGTCTTAGCTGACAATATTTCATATCTGCTTCTTTCTTTTTCAAGGTTGAACTGGCACATATACCACTCTTCTGAACCAGGAGGGAAGGTTTTTAGCGCTGTTTCGTACATAAGTATGTTCTTTTCTACCTGCTCAATTTCGTTATGATCCAGAACAGGATTATGCTTTTTTACTTTGATATCTCGCATTTCATGTCTGATCTGGTTGCGGCTTTTACCTTTTTTTGATACATAAGTACCGCCCAGCTCAATAAATGCAGTGCTAAAAGGAACGGATTCATATTGCATCACGAAATCAAACACATCACCGCCGATTCCACAACCGAAACAATAAAAGGAATCATCGTAAATCTTGCATGACGCTGACTTTTCCTTGTGAAAAGGGCAACATATAAATCCTGCTCTGTTCGGTTTTAGTCCATACCTGGAAAGTATCTCCGACATTTTCACTGACTGTTTGATTTCTTCTTTTGTCATGATAGCAGCTCCACGATTCGCCGCCCGGTTTCTTCTTTTGTACAGAATTCAAATCGGACGCCGTATTTATCTCTGATCGTGCAAAGAGATTTATATAGCTGGCAGCCGTCAACAGCCTTGTCCGATATCACAGCCTTTACTCTCTTGCCGTTTACAGTTCTCCAGATAACTTTATGTTTTCGGGGATTCTCCCAGAAATATACATCACCAACAGACTTAATATCTGGTCCATGCTCGCATAGGATAATCAGCTGAATACCTGCTTCACGTGCCCTAATCAGCTCTGCTTTGAATCTTTCATGCTGCTGGCAGACATTATTTACAAGCTCTTGTAAATCCTTTTTGCGGTCAATACAGAGTTTTGCATTGTCTAAAGACTGATAATCTCCACAGTATAACTTTGACCGGAAATATTGCACTCCGAGGTTTTCAAACTGCTTTTGAATCCGCTCCCATTCGTTTTTATGTTCACGTGTATCACATTGTATGACCAATCAGATCACATCCTTCTTGTATTTGTATTTTCCAAAGAATTCACTATACTGTTTTATAATCTCCCAACGATTTTCGTAACGATTCCACTTACTATTCTCTCCTACTCCTATTTGCGTTTTTCCGATGGTTGAACAGGAAGGAATTATTAATACCTTCCGATATGTTTCATCATCATTCAAACAATATAAAAGGAAGATGTCGCAAGTCGGATTTTTCTTTTCGAGGTTGAATGTAAATGCCTTTGAATTACAATTGTTTGTAAATTCCTTAGATACTTTTACGTCTATTTTTACACTGTTATCAGTAAGCAAATCATAAGGATGCCTTGAGCTTGTTTGAACACTATTCAATCCGACATTCTCGTAAATATCTGAAATTGCTTTTATTTCATATTTGTTTCCAAAAGTTGTATCAGAATATTTAAGAGGCAGTCCAAGTTTTTCAGCCCAATATACAGTCCCTTTATGCTTTGCAATCTTGCAAGCAAGGCTTTTGTTTCCAAAAACTTCTATCATTTCGGAATGAGTTGGAAAATGATCTAAATTCAATTTCTCAACAACTATCATGATATTTTCTTTGATAAGATCGTCGTTCCATGGTATTCCATGTGTATATCCCATTAACTCACCTCTATATTAATTGAACGGAAGGACATCATCTGCTACGCTATCTGGAATGTTCATAAAGTCCGTACCTGCCGGATTCACTCCCATGATAGCTTCTTCTTTCAGATGATCATCATAGGCTTTTGTGGTGCGCTCTTCTGGGATATCTGCATCCTTGATTCCTTCAATACTGCGGAACCATGCAAGTTTGTGACGTTTTACTTCTTTGTTATCGTACCAGTCTTTCTCCAGACGGAAGATGCCGCCGATCAGCTTACCTTTGAACTGCTGCCCGAAGTTATCACCCCACTTAACGGCAAATCCCGGATTTGACTTTTCTACGCATGTGATAAATGTTTTAAGGTTACGGACACCATAATCTACACTCTCGTCAATAACCATGTAGTTTGTACCGGCATTCGGATATTTTTTGTCTGGACGGATATCATTTTCAAACTGTTTCATAAAGTACCCTGCCTGTTCGTCACTATCTGCAAAATCAAACAAGATAACAAGCATATCAAGTCCACCCTGGGATTTTTTCTCTGATACCTGCTTAATTACCATCTTGTGACCGCCGAGTGCAATCGGTTCAAATTCTCCTGCTGCCTGTGTTGTGTCGTAATTATTTGGCTTCTGCATTGTCTGTTCCTCCTAATTCATAATAATCTCTGATGACCTTGTCAACTTCTGCAAGGTCGTTATCAATAGTTAAACTGTCAAACATTCCAATCGGGGATTTACTTACTGCTCCCTGGCTGGACTGGGTGACAAATAAGTGTTTGCCGCTTTCTTCAATGCAGCGAAGAACGATGGTAAACATGCCCTCGATGCAAACTTTTTCGTCCAGAAGCTTACCAATTGTCTTAGGTTTTACTTCACCAGAATCATCCTTTTCTTCGTGCATCATAAGGTAAACAATTTTATTCTGTGGTACTTTCGTGACAATAAACTGGATTAACTGCCAGAAACAGTCTCCAATATCATTGTACAGAGCAAACACCGCATTGCCTTTTCCGGCAGAAGCATGTCCTTTCATGAAATGATTCGTAATAAGATATCCTGCATCATCAATTACAATCGACTCTGCTTTCGATGCGATTAGGCACTTCATGACCTGCTGGTAATCATCCGTAAACCATCCGTCAATCTTTCCTTTAAACGGAAGTGGTTTATTCAATACTCTAATAAGGTTCCAGTCGGAATTCTGGCAGTTTCTTAAACTGGTGCTCTTGCCAGAACCAGATTTTCCAATAATTAATACGGGTGTTGCCATTGCTATTCCTCCTTGTCATAAACCACATGCTTACTACCCTCAATAATCAGCAAACTTGCGATATCTTTCATAGAAATGGTTGATTCGTTATAGATTTCGACCAGTGCGTTGTATGCATCCGTTGATACTTTCACAACCGGGTTATCCTTATCGGTTGCCGGCTGCTTCTTTCTTGCCGGAATACGGATTTCAAATTCACTCACTAATACTTTTCCTCCTTATATGATTTCTGAGCCGTTAAAAGCCCATTCAGAGCCTGTACGTAGCTCGCCAATGTTCTTGCCTTGTATGATTCCTCTATCGGATTATCTGGCACAATAGCAAGCTGGGTGTCAATCAATCTAACAATCTCATTAATGCGTTCTTCCATGTTTACACCGCCTTAAAAAAGCAATACACATTGTCAGAACCATCCCCTCTCACCGGATTTTTTTTGCCATTCGAAAATACTCCGCCGGCACAGTGATATTCGAGATGATTCAAGTACATGTCCGGGTTCTCCCAATCAAGAATGTACGCTTTCCGCCTGTTCAGCTCCCCCAGAAGCTCGTTCACTGTTGTTATCAATTCCATTGTCGGCAGGAGCTTCAATTCTATCTGATTCAGCATTTAACGGACACCTCCCATCTATTAAGAGTCTAAGAAGATGTTCTTTTGCAAGTTTGCACTGCTCAGCTGATTCCTTCTTAAGCAGTTTACTATCAAAGTAGATTGTGTAATTTCCATCCTTTTTCCTGTTCGGACCCCACTTTGAATTCATAATGTCGATATCGCAAAGATGCACGTGCGAAGTGATGTAAAACGAAACAAAATAATCTGTTTCGTTTGAAACTCTCCATGCTAATTCAAAAAGCTCTTTGATTTCTTTTTCAAACATTTCCGTTCTCCTTTCTTAAAGCAGTGCTAAATACGTAAACAGTGCAAATACAATGCCTGCCAGGATCTGCTGCAAGCTTCTCTCCCACATCCACACCGGAAGAAAAGTAAGCAGAATCCCAATAATCGCACTGACTACGATATCCTTTCTATTTTGTCTAGGTGATTTCATTCTTTTTCCCTCCAAAAAGAAAAAAGATTACAGACTGTAAGCAATATACCAAAAGATATTAGTAAGGATTAACAGCGCGGCAGTCAAAAGCCATGCACTGAACCACTTCTTAGTCTCTCTTTTTGCTTTTCTTACGATTTCGGTAGCTAGCATTGTTTCCAAATCGTTCCATGTAATCTTTTCATTTGTTACATTTTTTTTGTTTTCCATATTATTTTCCTCTCGCTTAATATTGACTTTTTAGCGGATAGAGGATTATAATTTACCTGTATCCACTAAGGTTGGTTTAGTGGCTTACTGCTCCGGGGTGGAGGTCGTGACTCCCTCCGGGGCGCTTATGCCAAATTTGCTTCTTTTCTTCTGTAATAGTCCAAGATAATTCTTGAGCATTCATCAACAATCCTTTGATTGTCCTCAGCTGTGTTGTCTTTGCAGTAATCATCATGTATCCTGATTACCCCAGACCCCATTTTGATTGTTTTGATTACTGCCATCGGTAAACCTCCCTTTTTATGCATTCACTATGTTAAGATATGTTATTTGCTTCTTTTTGCTTCTTGTAACAGTTCTCCGCCTACTGCGGTGCTCATGTCCATATCATCAATACACGGAAATGAAGCCGCAGTGTGATGGGTATAATGATCATGGTTTTCAATGTGGTTATGCAAAAAATCAATAACCAAACTCACTAACTCATCTGGTCGCTCGCTGGGCGATAGGTAACAGTAAAGCCGCGGATCACAGTTGCAACAGTCTCCACCAGATTCTTTGCAGTGCCGACTGACGGCTTTATTAAATTGTAATGCGTCCATTTACGCTCCTTTCATATTTGTTTTTATGAACTCTTTTCACTTTTACTTTCTTCTTTCTCTTTTTAGTTTTGAACGAAGATTTCTTTCCAGTAAAGTGTGTAAAATTATTTGCTCCCATTATTTACCACCTATTTCTCTACGAAATAATTTCTTTTTTTGATATGTACTCACTCCCTTTTTATGCTATACTCTCCTTTGGAAAGGAGGAATTTGCTATGCCCGATAATTTTGGTTTAAGTTACAGTGAACTTTCAGAAATCCGTACTATAAATTCAGAACTGGCAGCACACAATATTGCTTTAGCTTATATCCAAGCAACTGCACAAGTTAATAAATTAAACAGCGAAGATGAAGTTAATTCTTCTGATGTACTGTCACTGTCCAACCAGTATGTACAAGCCTATAACTATGCTTATAATTTTGTCGTTCATGAAAATAAGATTATAAACGAGGCTGAATAGTATTTATTAAGGTGTCTTGACTCCGCTTATACATTTCTTCCATAACAAAGTCCAGATGCTTACGGGCAACTTTGCTTTCTGCGATTGTCAATTCTCCCATTGCCATTACGCAATTTTCTACTGCCTTGAGAATCTTTTCTTTATCATATCCAAGCATCTCAAAAGCATAGTCCGTAAGTCCGGCGATTGATTTTCCTTCCATCTTCATACACTCCTTTCTACTTAACTTCTGGCAACCTTGGTTCAAGAAACTTATGAACTTTCTTTCTGTGCCTTACCAGAATCATCTGGCTTATTCTCTGAAAAACTTTCCGTCTTACCGAGAATATATCCCTTGTCAAACTCTGACATATTAGGAATCGCTTCTTTCAGCTTTTCAACGATTCTTTTTTCTTTTTCTGACATATACGCACCTCTTTTCTTGTGATATACTCTCCTGTAAAGGAGGTGTTCATTTGATAACAAGATATCAATATAAAATATTGAAAAAAGCTTTAAGAAATTGTGGATTTACTCCTAGTAATCAGCGTGAAGTAGATGCTTGCAAATACCTTTTCAACAAAAAATGCTTTATGCGCTCAAGATCGCAAGATCACGCATATGAAATCACACAAGCGGGTGAAGTCGCCATGAAAGCATATTTTCAAGATATATCCAGATTTTGGATAACAACTGTTCTGTCCATCATTGCGCTGATTACAGGTCTTTTCTCAATCTCTATACAATCAGAGCCACTATTGAAATTGTTAGAGCAATTATTGAAATAACTGTTAAAACGTGTGTGCAAGTGGATAATGATTTCACATATCGTGAATATATTCCGAACTGTTCTTTCAGATATTCATTATCTGTCTGCTCACTTGGAATTTCTTCAGCATAGTTATGGCGGGAACAGCAGCTATTTTGTGTTTCAGATTCCATTAGAATCTGTTCCATCTGACTCCACACACCGGACGTTTCTAATTTCGACCAGTCGTGGCTCGTCATTTCGAGTTGAACTAAAACTTGACCGAGAATATTTTTACTGACGGTGTAGTCTAACATTTTTCTTTACCTCCTGTGTTGCTTTTAATTACATTGTGTTGACATTTCACCTATACGCTCTTATTCTGTAAATACCATAACCAACATGCCGGAAATTAAGAAAGGAACGTATCGTGAATAATATTGATTTTTCTAACATTGAACTTTCTTTAAGAGAAAAGATAGCTCTTCGTCTGCTCCCAATTTTTAAATTCAATAGGTTATTCAATTGCCAAACACTTGACTATCTTCATCGGCTTGGACTTCTTGACAGACCAAATGGAATTTATACTGTAAACAGAGCTGGGAAAATGTATTTTCGCATTAAGCGAAAAGAACGGCTCCGATTCATTATTCCAACAGTAATATCAGTCGTTGCCCTATTTGCTGGATATGATGTATACAGGATTCCACTTCTGGGCGAAGCATTATCAACAGTAAAGACACTATTGATACATGTAATGGAAAGTTTGGGAATTTTGCCATAAACCATTCCAGCAATGTTTTCCTTCGTGCGAAAAAATACCAGTGGAAAAACTTCTTTATTTTCTTTATAGCTTTTCGCCTCCTTACGTTTCAATCAATCGGCTCCTTCAATTCAATTTAATTGGATTTATCGGGCACGCAAATAAAGTCAATAGGAATACCAGAAAGTTCACTCATTTTTCTAAGCTGTGATAAAGTAGGCTCAGTATTTCCTTTTTCCCAATTAATAACTGTATTATTGGAAACTCCAAACTTTTCAGCCCATTCTTTCTGATTACATCGTGCATTTACACGAACTGCTTCTAAACAAATTTGTGGCATTTGTTTGCCTCCTTTCTTAATTTCTGAGTTCATTATAATCCAATAGCTTTGGATTGTCAACACCAAAATCCAAAAATATTGGATTTACTATTGAATTTTTTTTGAATATGGTGTACAATGCAAAATGTAAGGAGGAAAGAACAATGACAAACGAAGAGCAGAAAAGAATCTTCTCAAAAAATCTAAGCCGATATGTTGCTGAGAGTGGCAAGCAGCAAAAGGAAATTGCCGAAGCTATCGGAGTTAATCCGACTACTTTTAATATGTGGTATACTGGAAAGGCAATTCCCGGAACTGGAAAATTAGGTACCTTGGCAAAATATTTTAGAATCGGTCTTTCAGATTTAGTAGATGAAAAGCAAGACAAAGAAATTGATGCAGAATATGCAGATGTTTCAATGAAAATCGGGCTGACAGATAAACGATTCATGAAAATAATTCTTGAATACGATAAACTGTCACCCGATAAAAAAGATTTGTTATGTGATTTTTTTGAGAAGTTTATTTTCTAAGCAACGGGGCGGGAGTCATCTTCCTGCCCTTTCTTCTTTATATCCTCTTTTTACGAACCAATAAATAAGATTTAATATCTTTTCACTATGTATATTTTCTATCATTTCAATAATCTCTTTCTTATAATCCATATATCCGTCCCTCCCAATATCGCACAATAAGAACATTTGTTCTCTTTTATTTCATTATACCCTCTTTTTAGCGATATAGAACGGACTGGATCATACTTCTCGCCCTCTGCTTAAAAAGTGCGCCCTCCCTTTGCCTTGAACGATTGAAAAAGAAATGGCATTTGCATTCCGCAGAAATATTGTTGCTTTTCCTCACAACAAATGGCTGCTGCTCTGCTTCAGATACAACCGCCTGTGTATAATTATGTATCACATATTGATTATTGGCACTTGCCTTAATAATCACTTCGGAATCTGTTGGATCAATGCTCTCACATAGCGGCGCACGTACAGAAAATGTGAGCATTATTCCGAACAGAAAAAATATAACCAGCTTTTTTATTCCTTTCATAAAATTCCTCCCAAATTAGTTTATATTATACTCTCAATATAACAATTATACAATATCTCAATCTTGCACAAATTTTCTTACATTAATGCTGTATTTGACGAAAATCGAGAAAATTCTACATTTTTCGTTCAGTCGTCCCAGATTGAGCGCTGTCCGTTTATCATATAGATTTCGTCCTGGAGATACAGGGGTGCGTCATATCGTGCGATCACGTTCAAGGCAGAGTCACACTGGTTTCGCTTGATTGACTTGTAGGAGCGCACACGGAAGTTCGCTTTTAAGTCTGCATAGATGTTACTGTATACTCTTTGTCTCAATGACCTGTCTTGGTAAGCGTTTGATCCTTTTCCACCCAGGATGCCCACTCCGCGCTTGCGTACTGCCTCTGTGATCCTGTCGGCTTCAATTGGAAGGATTTGTAAGTCCAGTTCAAAGCGCTCGATTTTCTTATCAAGAGCTTCAACCTTTTCGTTTACCTGTAAGATTGCCTGTGCCTGTAATTGGAGCTGTTCAAGTGGGGACATGGGAACTGCACGGCTGACTGTTTCTTTCAGCTTGCCCTCAACTTTGAGGAAATACTGACGAGCAATCTTTCCTTTGGCAGAATGGCTCTCCATTGACAGGTGCTTTGCAAAGTCGGTGGTAAGGCGGTAATCCTTGCATTTATTACCGTTCTTCATCGTGAAGAACCCCCACCAATCCGTATTTTCTTCAAAGTATTCATTTTCTTCAATGTTCTTTTTCGCCCATCTCGCAAAATTCTGTGAGGGCATTTCAAGAAAATCATACAATGCTCTGGCAGTAGTATAACCGTTCTCATCAATACCAAGTGCGATTTCAATAGGTGTCTGGTTAGATGTGTTAATAATATCGTTCATAAAATATACCTCCACAAAAATAAATAAAAGTGTTTGCCAAAAAGAGGTATACAGTGTTATAATTTGTATACCATATTATTGGTTGGGTATCCGCTGACTTTCCTAGGGTGAACGGATACCCGTATTCAGTTATTTCAGTTCTTCATAGACCTTTCTTATACCCTCTCTGATAATTTCAGACTTTTTCTTGCCGGTCTTTTCGCAACAATATTCCAACATTGCAATATCATCTTCTGACAGTCTTACTCTTGTATTCAGAATCTTAGGGTTATCTGTAGGTCTGCCTGTTCGTGGACTCATGTTTTCACCTCTTTTCTTTTGTATCCACAAATATATAATAATATATGTATCCACATAAGTCAAGCATTATTTTTCTCTATTTTTGTCGATTTATTCTATTCTATTGTGTTTTATCGTGTTTTGTTGTAAAATTGATACAAAAATAAACCATGTAAGGAGGGATTTAAGTGGCAAAGAAAATTAAATGTCCAGGGTTTCTTTGCGGTAGTACGGATGTGGAGTATTTGAGTGGAAACCAAAAAACTACAATTAATCTCAATCCTCTGCATCCTTTTACGCTGGTAAATACAAAACCAAAGGGAAAGCAAAAATTCCGCTGTAGAAAATGTGGAAGAATATTTGAAGTGAAACTTTAAGGAGAAATGAATATGAAAAAGAAAAACGCATAATAAAAAGCCGGCTCCTGCGACCAACAGGAACCGGTTTTAATAAATAAGATAATCCGGAGAAAAATCTTACCTACACCATAATTATACCATCTCCTGGATTATCACACAAGTAAAAAAGGAGAATGATAAAATGAACGAATCAGTATGCATCTATCTAAGGAAATCCAGGGCCGATCGTGAAGCTGAAGCACATGGAGAGGGCGAAACACTCGCCAGACATGAACGGATCCTGTTAGATCTTGCAAAGAAAAAAGAGTACATTGTTGGCGCAATTTACCGCGAAGTGGTATCTGGAGAAACTATCGCCGATCGTCCTGTTATGCAGCAGCTTCTTCACGAGGTAGAATCCGGGCTGTGGGACGGTGTTTTGGTTGTTGAAGTAGAACGTCTTGCCAGAGGTGACACCATCGACCAAGGTGTTGTGTCCAGAGCATTCCAATATTCCGATACGAAGATTATTACCCCAACAAAAATATATGATCCTAACAACGAATTTGACGAAGAATATTTTGAGTTTGGACTATTTATGAGCCGCCGAGAATACAAAACCATCAAGCGCCGACTGAACGCCGGAAGAATATCATCTGTCAAAGAGGGCAAGTATTGCGGCAACAAACCACCTTACGGATACGAAAGAGTAAAACTCGAAAAAGAAAAAGGCTATACTCTCCGACCTGTTCAGACTCAAGCTGAGATTGTAAAAATGATCTACACCTGGTATGCCGGTGATGGCTGCGAGCAAATTGGAGTTGCGAAGATTGCACGGAAATTAAATGAAATGGGAATAGAATCTGCACTAGGCGGCGACTGGACTCCTGCCAGTATACAGGGAATTCTAACAAATCCGGTATACATCGGGAAAATCCGGTGGAATGGCCGAAAAACAGTGAAGACTATACAGAATGGTCAAGTAATTAAGACACGCCCACGATCAAAAGATACTCTTATTTATAATGGATTACATCCAGCTATTATATCGGAGGACCTGTTTAACTCCGTACAGGAAATACGAAAAAAGAACCCGCCTCGCCCAATCAGTATAGAAAACTCAATCCGCAACCCGCTTGCCGGAATTGTCTATTGCAGCAAATGTGGTCGCGCCATGGTTCGCCGCCCTTATCAAAAGCGTGGACAGGAAGATACCCTCATGTGTCCATATACGTCTTGCCCCACAGTAAGCAGCAAGTTGTCTCTGGTTGAAAAATCTGTGATTGATGGAATTAGGGAGATTGTGGAGGAATATAAGTTAAACAATGATATTAATACATCTTCAAAGGCTATTGATTTAACAATAATTTCTAAACAAAATCTCATACATGAAAAAGAAAACGAGCTAGAAAGCTTAAACGCCCAAAAAACAAAACAATACGATCTACTCGAACAGGGTATCTACACCACAGAGATTTTTCTTGAACGTGCCAAAACAATATCCGCATCTATCCAGTCGTGCTCCAACACTATAGAAAAATTAAAAGAAGAAATCAAACATGACGAGAACATTATAAAACAACAGTCAGATTTTATCCCGCGTTGTGAAGAACTTCTTGATAATTATTGGAGCCTTGACACGGAATCGAAGAATAAAATGCTTAAGAGTTTAATTGAAGAGGTTACATACTCAAAAGATACAAAAAACGCTTATGGGAAAGGCAATGAGATTGGTTTTCAGCTAGACATTTTTCCAAAAATCCAGAAGAATAATTAATGATATCTTCTATGTACTGACGAACTGGCTCATTGATGTTATCAGTAATTAAATAAAAGAAATTCCCGGGGATAATTCCCCGGGATATTTTTACTGCTTCTTAATATATTTTGCAGATACAAAGCCATAATACTTTCCTGCAATACGGATATAATACCATTTGCTGCCGTTTTTATCTTTCTGTGTATAATTCATAACTTCTACTTCGTTGCCCTGGTTAAGAGTTGGGTATTTTTTGATGTTCGGGTACTCAGTTCCAGCCCAGGTACGCACATTAAGCACAGTGGCGGTTACATTCCCCTTGAAAAGCACCTGTGTCTTATCCTGTTTTCCTGTAATGGTAGCGGATGTGGAGCCACCCTCCTTTGCTAGATATCCAGTCCAGATCCAGCCAATACCGATACCGGAAACTTTTACATGCGTCCATTTCCCACTTACTTTTCCATCAATGTCAACAACAGTATCTTTATCAATGGAACCCATTACATATCCATTCGGTGTTTCACGGACGTACAAGTCATTTACTGTTGCTGCTCTTGTTCCTGTCTTTTTCCAAGAAGTGATATCTTCATAGGATTCCCAATCAATCCAAACATATCCATCAATGGAAGAATCGCTGATTAAATAAGACTTATTGCGAACCGCTCCGCCATTTGCCACCACGCCAGATACGCTAGAAGTATTTCCTTCGTTTGTATAGATTCTTGAGCTATCAAAACTCTGCATACTTCCAACATGGGAGCCATTGCGGAAGATTACAAGTGCTCCGACTTTTGGCTTGCTGTGCCAAGTTCCGTTTGTTTTAGCATGATTAGTGATTGATACGCAATTGTAAAAACCTCCGCCCATGATCTTTAATGCTTTGGTGATTCCGAGAACTTTCACCAATTTCCAAAACTGAAATTCCGCACACCACGGCTGCCCCTGGCATCCTGGCTGTCCCCAGCTATTTACATCTCTTGCAAATTTGGTGTAATTGTTGTATCCTGCATTCTTTTTAAAATCATCCAGATAGGAATTACTTTTCTTTTCAAGATATCCGCCGTTTGATGCGTAATAATCACCGAGGTTAAGAAATTCATGTAATTTGCTCATTATATCATTCCTTTCATATTGATAAGTACATGATACAACGAGCAATTGTGAATTTCAGCCCCACATTTTTATATAATATAGCCGTACCCTTTGTGGTGCTTAGAGCTGAGTTTTTTGATTGGTAGTCGGGAACTCAGCCCTCTTTTTTTGTTGCGCATATTATAACATGCCCAGTGCGAAATGAGTATCTTTTATTCAATTTTCTAACTTAAAAATAATTAACAAAAGTCGTGGTACATGCTTTGAAAATATGCTACAATCAACCTATTAAGGAGGTGTCGCAAAATGTTTTTAAAATTAAAAGTTTATTGTACTTGTAATTGCAGCTATTACGTAAATGAACAAATTAACACAGAAAAGGTAATTTGTCCAAACTGCGGCAAGGAGCATCCGTCTTCATCGCAAATCATATCTATGCTTCGCATGGCTAAGTGTATTAATGATGGCAATGTTCCTGGTGCAAATACAGTGAAGACATTTGCTGTATCTAAACAAGAAGATTCTGGCTGTTAATAATGCCGTTGCAAAGTGGAGAGGGGTTTTAATACTCCCCACTTTTTTACTTAATTCACTAAAACTTCTTTTAGTTAATTACCAGTAACCAAGTTCTTTTCCACGCTCAACAACAAGATTAGCAATTATATTGTAGCCTTTATCATTATAATGTACATCGTCGTATAGTAAAGATGGTGGTATTTTACCCTGCGAAATGGCTGCTGTATCTTCGTTCGTTGGTGTAATTCCAGCATCAGATAAACCATATTCAATCATATATTCTCTTTGATTTATATAACGCCTACCAAAATGCATTGCCATATTTTTTTCTATCGTTTCAAACATTTCGGCAACTGTACTAACTAAATGATGGATTCCAATCACAATATATTTTTTGTTGATAGGACTCATATAGTCAATCATTGCTTCTACACATTCAATCAATTCGGCTGAGGTGGTAAACCCACCATTTGTTCCAATCCATATAATGTTAATATTATCACGCATTGATTTCATTGCATAAGTAATTAAGGGAGTTGGGCGAGAAACAATTACAGACTCTCCATTTTCGGAACGAGAAAAATAATATTTTCCATTTTCATAAGTAAGTGTACCTTCTACTCCGTTGATAGAACAGGGATTTATTTGTGCGGTCATGACATATTGACCTGTCGTTGGGTCTAATGCCGAACCACCTTGCAACAATATGCCAGTACTGCCACCATATATGTTAGTTAATTTAACTTCTACTTTACTTGCATTTGCAGGTATGGTAAATGGCTTTACAATATTTGGTAAACCACCTTGTCTTGAAGCTATGTTAATCGTATTTTCTCCGCCTACACCACAATTAATCACTTCTCTACCATCAAGCAAGCCATATAAAACATATGGGAATGCTTTAGAATATGAACTACCAACACCCACTCCACGAGTGAGTGAATCACCCCAACAATTTACAGTTTCTTTTCCATTTATTTTAGAAATATTTATAGTTTCTATTTTATTAACCACTAAGGGATATGTCTGTGTTGGAAATTCATTCAAATATAATTCAACACCATTCGATGGTATTGATATTTCAGTTGTGATATAAGTATTTGCCGAAACACCCATTTTTTCTGAATTTATCACTTTACCGTTCGAATCACATATAGCATATAACAATGTGTTTACACTACCATGTGTTTGTGACAGTATTCTATATTTTTCTCCACTAATAACGTTTTTGTGCATCACATAAGCATTTGCGTTTTCATATGTCATAATTTCATTATTAGTATCAATATACGCAACTTTATTTTCTAATAAGTTGTAATCAGACGGCTCGACAGCAATTTCTCTCTCTTCTTTTTTATACATTTCGTTTGAAGAGGCAGTTATATCTTCCTTTAGTGAAGCAGTCTCACCGTCTACTTTTGCAAATTTATCCCCTACCGCTTTAGAATCCGCAAACCCGCCCTCTTCAGATAACGTTTTATCAGAAACCGGCCTGTCCAACACTGCACCGTAAGGCAGCTGCCGTTTCTTTCCATCTGCTGTGATTATCCCTTTAAATGTATCAGCCATTATTATTTCCCTCCGTCGCTTTCAAACTAACATATCCATCTGCATCCATGTTAAGTCCAACGCCCTTATCAGACAGGTACGTCTGGACTGCTTCTGCGATATTTTCCTTACTAGCTCCAATTCCATCAATACACAGTTTATACAGATATCTTTCTTTTCTGGTTATCGGCCTTGGCGCCTCCCCTGTATAATCTCCAGTTAATTTTGCAAGATACATTTCTTCTCGCGTGATAGGTTTGTTGTCAGACATTTTTTATACATCCTTTCTTACTATGTATTGATTAATAAACTCTTTTAATTCAGTCAGTTCCGTTTTGATTGATTCCAACTCGGATTGCAATTCTTTGACTTTCTCATGCTCATTTTTCAGCATCGCAAACATGCAGGGAATCATAATACGATAATTCCAGTTCTCAGCTTTGCCTTTTTCATTATGATCAACAGCAATTGGAAATCTTCGGTCGATGTCCTCAGCTATAAACATTGGCATTTCTTTGTCATATCGCTCATCTTGCTCGGATAAATATCCGTCTTTGTATTTCGCCCAGATTACTTTGATTCTGTATAGGTCTTCCAATTCGTCTTTTCTTACAGTTTTGCCAAGCACTTTGTAACGTTTAGAGGAAGCGGAGGAATATCCTGCATAATAACTTGAAGAATTATACAGCATTGAACTTCCACTTGTGACTGCTTTTAACCCCTCTATTCTAAAATATCGACTTATTTTAAAAATCAAATCTCCTGATATAGCAGATAATACCACATGTCTGCCATCATCATATTGAGCTGATAAATCGAGTACTCCGTCTGTAAGACTTCCATATCCTGCGCTGAATATAGATTCCTTTATTTGCGCCCATTCGCTTCCTTTTATATTTTTAAAACCATCTGTGTTATTTATTTTACAAATAACATTTCCGTCCGCATCATATACTTCAAATGTTCCATATCCATTGTTCGGACCGCCAAGCTTCAACGTTCCGCCTTTTGCATAAGTAAAGGATATGTATAATTGATTTCCCTCTTTATAAATTCCTTTAATCGCACCATCATTTGTTAAAAGATTTAAAATTTCCTCATGTGTAAGCGCATCAACATCAATCAATATTGGAATAGTCTGTATATCGAGCTGATTGTTGTTTCCTCCAGCTTCATACAATATAAACCTTATATATACAACGCTTCTGTCTAATGATCCAACTGTATAAGATTTTTCTGATTCATCCACAATACTTGCTAAAACATTACTATAAGTAGATCCGTCAGTTGATGTTTGAACTTTCCATCTACCTTTATACTCTTTTCTTTCTGCCTTATCCCCATCTCTGTAATATGCTTTTGCAGTTATACTGTTTGGTGATACTTTATTATCCTGTCCACGTTTTAAAATACCCGATGACATTTCAATAAAATACGTTCTACCAGGTACGCCCTGGTCACCTTTTTCCCCGGCATATTGCTTTGATATAGAAAATCTTTTGCTAACGGATAAGGTTTCTAAATAAGTGGCTTTTATATCTATCCATCCATTATCTATATTTAATCCAGTTACAGTATATGTTTTTGTTGAGATATCCCATGTTCCATCCACTCCATCAGATTTTGATATCGTATAACTACAATTAGCTGTAATATCCTGTGTTCCGTACATCACGACGGCCTGTGTACTCACGTTGCTCGGAAACGTTCCGTAATTTCCATCAGAATCAACGGAAATGCCCTGGTATTCATTGCTTAACTGCAAGGTCATGTTCTTAGCAAGCGCAGCTGCTTTCATTGCATTTTCAGCTGTTTGCTCGATATCATTGATAGTTTTCCCACCGCCTATCTGCACGGATCCATCAAGATATACTTTTTTTGTATTCATATCTGCCTGGAATATAATATTTCCATCAGAATCCCTTACAGTTAAAGCACCGGAATCTATGTAGTCTGCATTTATCCCTTCTGCGTATAAAAGCCTTGTTATCAATGTTCCGTCAACAACAAATCCATACGGATAGGTTTCACCACCATCATTGGAAACCCCTATAGCATTACTGGTTAGCTTTATCACAACTTTTGATTCTTCCAGTAATGGCTTATCGTGCAAATAAGTAATAACACTTTCATCTTCAAGCACCTCAATAGTTTCAAAAAGTCCTTCTGAATTAGCCAGAGCATTTTCAAGTTTTTTAACAGCTTGTTCTCTGGCTGTTTTTTCGTTTTCAATGATTTTTTTAGCAGCTATTAATGTTTTATCAGCAGATGATAAAAACTTGCTACTCCCTCTTATTGGATTTTCGGCTTTTGTTTTTACATCTGTTGTTCCGTTCAACCTGCTTGATACATCAGTAATTGGCGTTATATACTTATTTTCTTTTCTATCGTAAGTAAAAGCCATATCCCCAAATTCTGTTAACGGGTTGTAAATCAGACTTCCTTCCATGCTCCGGAATGATTTTCCGATTAGATTATCTCCAATCCAACCAGCTACAGTTTCAAGATCGGCATTGCTAAGCAAATTATTCTCCAATTCCAGGACGTACCCATCTTTTCCATACATGGCATCTGATTCCGTATTTTTTACCTTGATTCCGGTTATTACGATATCATCACTTGAGAGAGTCGGAGAAGAAAGATAATCTCTCAACCTGGTAGGATTTCCAACTCCTTCTTTTAATGTGAGATATCCATCACTATCTAAGTACCAGTTTCCGGCGCTTGGAGAAATGAATCCATCGGAATCTGCGCTTGATTCTCCTCCAAATACAAGATATCCATCGTCCCCGACTGTGGCTCCGTAATCTACTGATACAGAATCGAAATTCCATTTGATTAACTGTAAATTACCATTTACATCCACCCTTGCATTAGCCGAATCCAACATAGCTACCCAACCAATCAGCTGTCGGAAGGTAATTCCATCTGGAATGCTGTTGACTACCATGTCGCCGTGTTCCATGGAGGAAAATCCCATAGAGATTCCAATAGTTGCACAGGCATCCCGGAGCAATGTAAAAGCCGGCTGTGGAAGCACCAGGTTGCTTGTATAAGATGCATTGGCTTTGTACATATCATCCAGGGCAGTGAATTCAAGGACTTCACCGTACTGCTCCGGAGTTGTAATGGTGTAGGTTCCTTTTTTTATGGTTTCCACAACGCTATCAGTTACTTGCATTTTGAGGTAGGCGGTTAATTTTGCTTTGTAAAAGTAGTAATCCTTCCACTGATCCTCTGTGTTATCCAGGCTCAGTGTCATGGACTTACATACTGTAGCTCCAATCGGGAAACTGTTGCTTTCAGCGCAGTCCGTAAAGTCTCCTCCGCCTACCAGAATTTCACTATCTAAGGTCTTTTTTCTTCCATCGGCAAAGGTGATATCCACTATTTCATATAGTATTTTGCCTTCTACAAGTGCATTTTTAAATGCTTTAGATGCATTAATCAAGCGGATTCACCCCCTGCATATTGAATGAAATTTCAGAATAATATTCTCCTACTTGAGCTATATTATAGTGCATTTTCCCAACATAAAACTGTTCTGAACGCCATTCGTTTTTGTGTGCTAACCAGTGATACAACATAAACGGTTTCCCTTTAATGATTGCATTTACAAGATTAGCTGATTTCTCATCAACGCGAACATTTGTGGCTTTATAGCTATATTGCATAACTGTATAAAGTGGTACTATTATTGCTCTTCCATACTGTGTGCGGTTGCTTCCTTCTGAATAGGTGGTTTCAAAATTACACTGCATGTCCTCATCTGGCTGAGGAATGAGAAGTCCATTTATCTTATATCTATCAGTTATTGATTTACTTATCGAAAATGCCACGTCCTCACCCCCTATTCCAGTTCAAACGGATTTGTACCGCTTGCATCACGTCTTAACTTTGCTTCATCAATCATCTCATCAAATATCGTTCTGCGGTTCAACTGCGCTGTAAATCTGAAATTTCCGCCACTCCTCTGATTTCCTCCAGCTTCTTCTCTCACAATCTGTCTTAACAGGTCTTCTGGCGCTTCCAGGTTGCGTCCGTTCTTCTGGTCTCCAAGCACTGCAAGGAACTCTGATCTTGGCGGGATTACTGCGCCGCTTGCAAGCATTGGAATTGTTCCTATAGTTGGAATGCTAAAGCCGTTAAAGCCCCACCAGGAACCTCCGATTCCGGGAATCCAGTTTGGCACTGTTATTCTAAATTTAAGGTTGTTGAGTTTACTAATTAGTCCATTTACAACTCCCAGAACACTATTAAATCCTCCTATTATTGCATTAATTGGAGTTTTTGCAATGTCTGCCAACCCACTAAATACGTTTGAAAAAATAGTTTTTATACCTTCCCAGGCTTGAGACCAGTTTCCCGAAAAAGTACCGCTGACAAATGTATTTAACCCTCTAAAAATTCCTTTAACATCTTTGATTACATCTTTCGCGGATTTAAAAAATCCGTTCAAGACTCCACCGAATATACCGAATTGCTCCGTCCAATCAGTATTGAATACACCGCTCAGCCAAGTCGAAAAAGATGTAAATTTAGATTTAATGGCCTCCCATTTTTGTTTTACGTCATCGCGAAGCGCTTTAAGAGCGTTTCCAGCATTTGTTTTTAGAGTGTTAAAAGCCCGCACTGCTCCATCTTTCAAGGCTATGGTCTTGCTTACCACCCAATCTTTTAACTTGGTTGCGGCTTCTTTCACTGTGTCCCAATTTCGCCACAGAAGCACTCCGGCGGCAATTACCGCACCAATTGCAATTGTTACAGGACCACCTAGGGCAGCAACAACAGAACTTAGTGCCCCTAGCAATCCACCTCCACCAGTAATCAGTCCAACAAAATTCGTTATCGCTGTTACAGCGCCACTAATAATGCTATGAAGTTCAAATGCTGCAAAAAAACTTCCAATCACAATTGTGACATTCTGAACAAGTTCTTGATTGTTCTGGATCCATGTACTAAACCTATCCAGTAAATCAGATAAAGTCTGCATGGCAGTAATGACGAGATCACCCGTCCACTGTCCTAATGGCTGTAAAAAATTGTCCCATAGCCAGCCGCCCAAAGGTTGAAGAGCTTCAATAACTGAATTTACAGCAGTAATCCCACTTGATAGCATTTGTAGAAATATCGGCACTGCATCTTGGATTGTCCATGATCCAATTGGCAAAAGAACGTTATTCCAGAACCATTCAAGCCCAGTTCCTATGTTATCTGTTAGTGGCTGTAAATTTTGTAGGAGCGTATTGATTGATGTTAATAGTGGCGTAAAATCAAGGGTTTTCGCCCAATCTGCTGTCGCACCTGTTATTCTTTCAATAGTTCCCAGAATGCTATTTCCAAGATTAAAAATGTTCTGGATAATACTTGTCCCTGTTCCAGCATATTCCCACGCGGTTTTAAACGCCTGTGCCAAGTTTCCAACTGTAGCGAAGAGGTGCTGGACAATTTTCAAAATATTAGTTAGGGTTCTTTCACCGCTTCCATTCGTCCATACTGTGGCGAAACTGTTTCCAATACTTGCAATTAAACTTCCTAAACTCGAAAATGCCGTCTTCGCCGCCGTTATAGTGGCTTTTCCCTCTTTTTTCCATGCGTCCTGGAATGGTTTCCAGAGCTTCTTGAGAAGGTCAGCAAGTTTCTTTGCGGAATCGCTAATCTTGTCAAGTGCGGTTTCGCCCTCTGCGAGATTACCGTAGTCCACATTTCCTACTGAATTCGGAAGGCCACTGTTCCCTGCTCCACCACTTCCGCTAGATGAAGATGGCGTGGAAGATGAATTACTGCCAGTAGATGTGGCTTTGTGAACTTCATCAAGTGATGAAAGATAGTTTTTTGTTTCTTTATTTGTTTTTTTCGTAGCTGCTGCATTATCTTTATTGGCATCTGCCAATTTCTCTGCATTATCCGCAGCCTGTCCATACTGATCTGCTGTATCTGCAATCACGTCTGTTTCGGCAAGACCTGCTCCACTTCCACTTGTCTGACCAGAAGATTTCTTTCCAGTGATAAGCTCTGTGAAGCTTTTGAAAGCATTCGCCAGAGTTGCCAGTTTACCAAGTAAAATATTGATTATTTTCAGAACAGGTGTGAAAATATTAATCAATCCCTGTCCGACCGTTGCCTTGAGAGACTGTAGCTGCAACTGCATCACTCGTACCTGGTTTGCCCAGCTGTCAGAAGTACGGATGAAGTCTCCAGATGCCGCGGACAACTGTTTCTGCACAAAAGCCAAACGGAGAGCAACTTTCTCCTGTTCGGTCATTTCGGATGTAGTTTTGCCATAGCCATTAGCCAGTGCGTACTGATCGAGGGCCGACTGAGTCATTACCACGCCGAGGTCCTTGAGTGTTTCTGTTTCACCCGTAAACACTGATTTCAGCTTAATGTAAGCCAAGTCCTGACTGATGTTGTAGAATGATGCCACGTCACCGGTCAGCTGTGTCAGAGCCGTTGACATGTCGTAAGCCTGTGATTCTGAGAATCCGAATGACTTAGACATTGCTCCAAACGTACCAACATACCTTTTTGCCATTGTCTCTGACAGTCCGGCTGAGACCATTGCATTCTTTGCAAATTCATTGACCTTATCCGACATGGTGGTAAATGTAACATCGACCACGTTCTGCACTTCTGTGAGGTCAGAGCCAAGTTCCACACACTCTTTGCCGAACTGTACTAACTTGCCAACTGCAAAAGCCCCACCAATCAGCAGACCGATTTTTTTTACAGCACTTCCAAGGCCGTTAAATGACTGTTTTATAGCTGATACGCCGTTTTGCACACCTGATGTGTCCATTCTGGTATCAATAATGACTGAGCCATCAGCAGCCATGTGTCCACCTCCTAACTATTTGAGGTTCAACATCTCATTCAGCTTATCTTTATAAGCTTGCTCTTCTTCGCTGAGACGTGTTTTTATGTCAATAATATTCTTGTTATCGTGATAGAATTTCTTTTCCCATTTATCCAGATGCTCGCCCTTCGCCTTTTTAGACCGGATTCCAACAACTGTGTTGAACAAGCACTCACCGGATTCCATGAAGTACCCGAAGAATGTCCACCAGTGCATATACGGTACGGCTCTGATTTCTTTTCCCGCAACCTTGTTTACAGCCGGAACGATCATGTCTCCGTCCTGTTCCCAGTCCATTAAGCGGGGTTTATGTTTATTCGGATCGTTGTCTGTCTGTCCACAATCAATAAACTCACAGGATTTCTGGCAAGCTTCATCCAAACACTCAGACGGTATGCTTTGCCAATCCTCAAACAGAATCTGTAGCATAACAACTGCTTTTGCCTGCTCGTCTAGTTCTGGGTCGTTCATGGCTATGAGAATATCTATAATCGCTCGGAAATCTGTCCTGATAGAAAAATCCACCCCACTTATGTTCAGTGAGGTGGGAAGCTCATAGGCGGTCATTTTGTATATTTCTCCACGTACTTATTGACTGCTGCCTGCATTTTCTTTTTTCTCTTTTCAATTTCCGGTGCGATTGCTTCTGCGATTTTGTCCAGAACAATGTAAGCGAACACCTGACCATTACCGAAAACAGTAGTTGCGGTAATTGGTTCTTTGAACAGATCTTTTGATGCCTCATATCCGAGCAGATAGTTGATTTTGTCCTCGATCTGTTTATTGAGTTCAGCCATTTCTTTACCGGAAGTGACTTTCTGAATAGAATCTTTGAGCTGTTCAAAGTATTCTGTCAGTTCTTCTGCACGTGCTGCTACATTGATATCGGTCGGATTCAGTTTGAAAGAAGAAAAAACTTCATCTTCATTGTTAGTGAATGTGAAAATGAGAATTCCATCATCAATTTTTGTATTAATTACTTTTGCCATTTAGCGTGTCCTCCTTGTATATGTGCTTATTCACTGTCGGCTGTGAATGTACCGGAACTGATATCAAATTTTCCTTTTACACGCTCACCAACATAGTTGACGGTAAATGGAATCTGATAGCCGGATGTATCACCGCCATAGGAGGTCGGCACAACGTAGCAGTCCTGCTGATATGCTTCGTACTTGCCTGCTGTGGCTTCTGTCCAGAGATGAACCTCAACTGCTTTTGTTTTGAGGTTGTCATCTTTGAGACGTCCATCTACGATCTTCTGTAATGCTGTGAACAGATCGGAAGTAGTATCTGCATAGAATGGATCAGCATCAGAAGAAACTTCGTAGCCATTGTGCTTAAACGTGGATTCTCCGAGAATGTTTTTAGATGTTTCAGTATCTGGATTGAGTTCTACATTGTACTCTTCCAGGTCTTTTCCAAGACGCTCATACTTCGGTGTCAGTCCTCCGCAGAGGGAACCTGCATCGATATAATGGGCCATATACTTACGGTCAATCTTGCCTGTAATTGCCATAGAAATGTCCTTTCTGCCTATAACTTTTAAAAGGCTGTGTAGGTTAGCGACTATCTCCGATTGATAGCCGGTTGTTACTTGTTATATTACTTCATAAGTGTTTTCGTAGCGCACTGACAATGGTAATAGCCAGTCCTGTACGCCATTCTCCTGTGGCTCTAAACCATAGGAGTTGTCACGGGTGATACGTTTTATCACTCGCCCCTGTGAAAGCTCAGGAAACGCATTTAAACGTGTCTCGGAGCCGTTTATAATAACTGGTTCTCGACATATCCATTTGCCGAGGCTGTCAAGTAACTTCTGAACAGATAGTTTCTGCCGCTCCTTGTCGGATGCTGTTCGGTATACCACATAAAATGGGTACTGGCATATCTGATGCATTACGCCACAAACATCTTCTTTTTCTGAATAGATCAACGCCCCGTTGTCTGCTGAGAACGCAATTCCCGATTCTTTGCCGAGTTCCTCAAATTTGATTGTTTCATTTTCGTATAGCCCTGGATACTGATTTAGAAGTGCTTTCATGGCATCTGTCAGAATCTCATATCCGGTTGCATCTTTTCCGATAGGCTTATCTGCCATGTCTGCCACCTCCTGCCTGTGCTTTTACTTTGCGAATCCATGTACTGCCGTATTGTCGTTTAGCGGCGTCAAACCACTTTGCCTGTGCCTGTGGGTGAGCCTGTTTAGTGTATTCAAGATTTTCCTTTGCGGCTGTCTGACCAGAAAACTGACTGACAAGAACTTTCTTTGCTCCACGTCTTGCATAGGGACTTCCAGTTGCTTCATCAACCATTCCTTTTCCCTCATACAAAAAACGTCCATAGGGAGCAGCCGCTGCACATACTTTTCCAGTTCCTTGCAATGATGTGCTTTCAATTCTTGTCCGGTTGATGAAATCTCCCGTAATCATCGGCATAAACGGAACCATACTGTCCATAACCATTCCATCAAGGAGATACTGGGCTTCTTGATACTGCCTGGAAAATCTATCCATATTCAACTTGATTTTCATATCTCCATCGACTACGGAGAACCCTTTAAAATGATGAATTTTACTCATATC